TCTCAATGATGACTTTTCTAAGACCAGCATTTACATGCATGCGACCATCAAATCTTGGAATATTTTTTGGCTTTATACTTGTAACTGGAAATTTGATGAGAGGAGTTAACACGGTGTTTGCAATATACCACCTAGAATTGAATTCAACCAAATTACCTGTTGCGAAAAAGACTGCCTTAGTTCCTGGTTTGATAGTTAATTTGTTGTACATCAACTCTGTTGCTTTGCAAATGACTCTCAGAGCGAAAAGCACAATAAAAGCACTAGCTGGGTTATTGTAGAGTATCGACCTCATCATAGCAGCATCATCAGACGAAGCAGCTGTCGTCTCAATCAGTTTGAATCTATCATTGTATTTTTTGTTTGAGTTGAGCATCATCTCAACCATTTTCTGGTTAGAATCTTCAGTGAATATCAAATATGCCGCATGGAGAAGTGATGATAAGTAATGAAGGATACCTTGCATAAAGTTTGACAGATTTTTAATGTATCTACCTCTGAAATTTATAATGTCATGTATTTCATCTTCAGTGAGAAATTGTGATCTAAGCTCATTAATCTCGTCAGAACATATTGACGAATATTTTGGATCATCTTCATGCATAGAATATTTCTCGATAATCACTTTAGGCAATTCCAATCTTTTCTTTGTCACCAAATTGAGAATGTTTAGAACATATGACAGAATATTATGCATGAATGATTCGTGACTATCAGGATTTTTGTCAACTCTCTTGACAAACTCGTCAAACTCTTCATTAGTTTTTGAATCCTCCTCTGGAATTGTAACGCCAGTAATGAAGGATCCAAACACTCCCATAACAAATCTTTGACACCAAGTTGTTTGATCAACTGAATCATTAGCTGTTGTACTAAATTTGAACTTGTTTGCCCTAACCTCTCTTTTTCTTCTTTTTTCATGGCTTTCCATTCTTTCATTTTTCATAGGACCATGTTCTAGCATTTCATTTGGCAAGAGCCTGCAAAACGCTCTCATTATACACTCAGAAATAAGAATAGATAATCTAGAGACAATATCCAATATGAAGATCTCTCTAACTCCATTAAGTTGAGCTTTTTTAAAGAGTGTTGCATAAATGAATCCAATGTCTTTGGCCATTTTCAGAATCTGTTCACTGGAATATAAAATCTTATTGTCAATGTTGTGCATAGTTTCTTTCAATAACATGTTAAGCATAGCTTCCGCAACTTTGAGCTTTTCATTCATTAGAGCCTTCTTCTTTTCATTTTCTGTCTTTGGCTCATATTTTTTATCAAGATCAACAGGAATCTTTGCAGAGGCTTTGAGAGTTGACAAGAACTCAATGTTTCTTTGATTGAATAGATCAACTAAATTTTTACTGAAATCTGACTTCCAATCAAGGTTAGTTTTTTCTAATCTTTTAATCATATTTTTTCCTATCAAAAAAGCAAACTGAGGATCAAATGAGTGATTCTCAAAATCAAACTTGTCTGTTGGATACTTCTTCGTGAATAAGTTTTCAGTGTCCATCTTTCTCATCAAAAGTTCTTGTTGAATAACTTTTGAGAAGATTTTGAATTCTGCTGCAGTCCTGTCGGAGTCATCCTTGTTATGATAGGAACCAATATAAGAGATATTTAAAGCTATCTCATAATTTTGTAATTCACTCTTAGTTATGTAGCTGATGATTCCGCAGTATTCTATTCCCATTGCATCCTCATTTTCAAAGTCTGAATCTTTTAAAGTTGTTCTCGCTTCAGATTCAGAGGACTCTTCTGTTTGATTGGCC